ATCAATACTTTTGGTAGTTTATCTGTAAATGATCCTAACCACATCACCATGTGGTAGTCCATCTGAACCAATAGTTCCCTGATTCTCAATAGCCATTCTGATGTATGGGTGAGTGCCCTCTACTGCCAAGAACTGAGTTCCAGTGATTGCCGTGTAGTCAACTTTAGGAGTTAGTTCATATGGAATTGAGAAATCTGATACTGTACTGCCCTGTAGATAAGCATTGCCAGTAAAGTTGTCCATGAATACCTGAACAGTAAAACTCTTTTTCTTCTGGGCGGCAAACTCACTTGAGAAGTATGTCGCTGGAATTGAGTGTGTAGGAATAGTAACTTCATGGCATGGAATAAAGCCAGGTGTTACACCATTCATAATGTTTAGAACGCCACGAGTACGACCAGCACTATCAACACCAAGAGCAAATGTATTGTTACTATCGGCCGCTTCGATAGTGTAGTAGCACTGCTGAACTGGAACTGAATCCAATTCGTCTGTGTTGACTACGATACTTGTCAAGCCTGTAACTGGCAAAACTGGTGTCATTAGTTTCTTGAATAGGACTGTGCCTAGCTCACGATCAAGAATACGAAAAGTTAACTGTTTGCCTGTTAGGTTTACAGTCTTTTGATCTTGGTTAACAACGGCGATTTCAATGATATTATCAACGCCCTTGTTTAGAAAAAGTTCTTTTGAATACACGATTTGGTACCCCCTGGTTGCGATAGCACTGCCTGATTCCCATAGAACCACCTGTTGGCGCTGTTTGAAGAAATATACGTTGGTTTGTGCTGTCATTTCAAATACCTTATTTTGTTATTTATCTAAATTCCAAATGCTAAATAGTACTGAATTATGTCTAACGAATTTTTCCAGAAGCTCTCTGAGAGCCACCCATTTATCACGGTCTGTAGCTACAGTGGCCAGGAGTTTGTGGGAATCATACAAAATAGAGATGACACCATCACAACGTTTTACGATTATGGTGGGATTGTCATGCCTGAAATGAAGTCGCTGTTCTTAGAGTTAGCTGACGAATGGTGGTGGAACAGTAACAGAATGATACCCATTCATCTATTTCTTAAAGATGATTGGACGCCATTCAGACCTTATCTAAAGACGTTCAATAATAAGAGTTTAGAAATCATCCATGGTCCAGTTACCAGTATGAATGACTTGGCCAGAAAGCGTATCAAGAAACGCTCAATCACGCTAGTAAAGCGTATGCCTTAAGCAAGGCTAGGAAACTGATCCGGCATCTCCACAAACAGGTTCAAGTTCACTACGATAAGATGAGCATAAGCAATAGCGTGTGCTTTCTTGAATGTAAACCCACCATTATCTTCTTTTTCCCAAACAGTCTTGGCAACCTCTGCCCAAGTCTTGCCCACCAAATGTCTCTTACCTGGCCTCATAACGGCCAAGAACATAGCTAGTCTAGGAATACTATTGATTGGCTCTGGCATACGTCGCATTGTCTCGTAGTGACTGTGAATATGTAGTAGGCGTTCTACGACCGTTCTATCTGTTAGCAGAGACCAGTCTGGGTCCTTCATCATTTCTTTTAGATGGTCTTCGTCCCTGATGTGTTTATACACATTGACATTGAGCAAGTCTAGCTTGATGTATCCACGCTCGGCCGCTTGTTCGTAGTCAATAGCACATAGATTGTTTAAGTGGTCAGTAGGGATCTCAGTAACATGAACGCCGGTTAGGTGGCGACTCACACTCTTGTTCTTTCTCATAGCGGCAGGCACGTGTCTGATATGCTGTAAGATATCATCACGATTACCCAAGTCAATGTCAATGTCGCTATTGAATTTCATAGATTGACTGCCTTTAGTAGAGCTTGTACTTCTGTTGTTTCATTTTTGTTACGATTGAACTTGATTTGCCATATGTCAGTATCGATATACTTGTATATCATCTGCTGTTGACTTTGATTCAATTCTGATAGAAACTGAATACCGCTGTCACAGTTGTATAACAACCATGGGCTGATGTGCCCCGTGGTAACTTTAAAGCAAATCTTATTTGTGCTTATTAGTCGTAGGGAGTCTCGTAGTAAGATATTTTCATCTTCACTCATAGTGAGTAGGGTATCAATACTACGCTTGACCGCATCCATAGGAGCTTCTAATTGTGTGTACTCAAGTAGATATTGGTCATAGATACGATCACTGTTCCAGTTATCTAGTGGCACATTAGCATTGATTAGCCACATGGTGAACTGTAGTGGGTTAACTACCCTTGCTTCTACTGAGTATGTTCCGAACTTTACAAACCCACCATAGTAGTTGGATTTAGCAAAGTCTTTGTATGTCTTTTTCTTACTAGATGGCTGAAAGCGCCGATAGAACTCTGACCATGCTTGGAAAGCAATTCGATTAGCTGGACGATCACGATCATCCCATCTACGTTTTTGTTCACACACGTGAGTAAGCAACGTGGACTCACGAACGAATACCCGCTTACAATGTTCACAGCTATAGGGATTAGTTGCCTGATTGCTTTTCGTACTCATCTAGTTCTTCCTGAGACACTACCTTCGCTAGTGTCTCAATATCTGAAATCTTCATGTTAGGAAACATTTCAGATAGCCTAATTTTATGATGTTGGTCAGCGACAAAGATATCCGATACTTGATCTAGCTCTGCTTTGTTACAGCCAGGATAAACCTTCTCGAAATACTCTTTGACTTCTTTCTTTGTTGCTTTAGTTTGTAGCTTAGCAATCTTGGCATTCAAGTGTGGAATCCACTGATGAAACTGCTTGCCCATTCCAGGAGAAGCGGCACAAAGCATCAACCATTGTAGCTTAGGATGACCATAAACAGTTTCATTGAACATATACTTGTTAGCATTAGCATCAGTGCTCATTACATAGTAAGCGCCCAGCATACCAGTTGTTTTGATAGCACTGATCCAGTGTAGCATCATATACGGTGTGAATTTCTTTTGCTGTTCTTCTGTTAGTGTGTCCCAGTAGCCATAGTCTTTACGGTCAATAGCCTCGATAGCTTTGAACAAGTCAAATTCTGTCTTCTCTAGTTTCTCGTCTGTTGGTACTGCTGGTTTACGTGTTGCCATTAGAATGCCTGATTAAAATCTACTACTTCACAATTCTTACTGATTTCTTTTACAAAATATACACAACGTGGCTCTGGTCCGTCTTCAATTGGAACACACAAGAACTGTCCGTTCTTTAGTCTAGGAGCATACCACGTAACATCATTATACACATCTAAGATTTCAATGTCAAGAAACCCTGGTCTGAATCCATTGATTGGGTTGAACTGAAATGCTTTGAAGCCGCGGTCATTGATGGATGTTAGTGGTAGAGTTTCTAAGTCACCAAAGTCTGGCTCACCGATTAAGATTTGCCAATCGAGTGGCATCTTGATAGTTCTGTCGCCAATACGAAGTACGAGTGCTGGTGAGTTGAATGACTCCAAGAAGATTAGAGGAATATAGTAGTAGTCTACATTCTGTGGGTTAGAGTTATCTAAGATAGCAAAACGTAAGTCGTCTATCTCTTCTGGTAGAGTACTCAAGTCATACTTTTCGTTAGTTAGTTGTAGAATGTTCATATGTTATTATTATATCACTTGTAGGCTATTTTTTCAATAGTAAATGGATAGTTTGCTTCACGATAGAACTCTTTACGCTTAGTCAGGTGTCGCTTGGCGAACTTACAAGATGATGTTACGTCCCAGATTTGGACGAAATCTTTGTCCTCAGCTTTGCGGATGCCACGACCAATCGATTGGATAACCCGTACGAAACTCTTCCCAGGTTCAATAAGCACGAGATTAAAAATCCGAGGGATGTTAATACCAACCGCAGCCACACCATATGTAGCCACAATAATCTTCGTTTGGCTCGTAGCAACTTCATCGTATTCTGCCTTTCGTTTATCTGATTTTGTATCACCGTTAACAAACACGGAGTCGGGAATACGACTAACTAATTCTTGACCCGCGTTGATTCGGTCAACTAGAACAAGTGTGTTGCCCTCTAGGGCGATTGCTTGGACCATTTCAGCAACCTTGTCCATACGTGGCTTGTTCTCAAGTAAGAACTTCAACTCACTTTGATAGTTGGTGAACTCCGAATTATCCTGTAGCTGAACAATATTTACGTGACATTGTGAGAGTACGCCCTGATCTTGTAATTCTTTAGCTGATAGTCGGTGAATAACTGGGCCGATTGTACAGAATAAGGCTTGCGCGGCATACTGTTCTTTAGGAATTGTGCCAGTCAAACCCCAGCGAATAGGCACTGTACTCATAACGCCAGTGAGTAGTTCTTTAAGAGCATCTGCTTTAGCTT